CGATCTGCTTTGCTCCCAGGGCATGGCAGACGTCCATGAGGCGTCGGAAGTAGGCGTTAAGAATTGGATTGCAATAAGTGGCGAGGATGCACTTGGCGACGGTGTATTGGTGGTCAATGGGCGAGGCAGAACGGGTGCTGGCCTTAAGATCGAGATACTCAAGTAGGAGCGTGGTGTTTTCGGCACCAGACGCATGGAGCATTTTGGCTCGGATCTTGGCGAGGGTGTTGTGGCCGCGCTGGGAGATGTCGCGAGCTGAGTAAGCAGTTTTGATGAGGCGTCCAGCGAGCATTGTGGAGCCCCAGTAGGCGCAGCCGTCGATCATGATGGGGATCGGGTGTGCGCTCAGCAGGTCGAATTGCGAGATGGTGCTGGTCGCAAAACCAGTGAATGGCATGCCGAATCGGACGCTTCGGTTTGCCATAGTCGTCAACTCGTCCTGGCGCAGCTTTTTGAGGAAGCGCAGGAGGGTGTCGTCACTTTTGGCCAGGTTTCTGACCTTCCCGTGGTGTTCGCGACCGACGACGTACAGCATGGCGTGCTGGTTGTGGACGGTGTTCTCACGGTCGGTGTTGTGTATGCCGGATGGCATTTGGGAGCCCCATTTGGCAAAGATCCGCGATTCGCCAGGCGCTGAGAGGTAGGGAGCCTGGCGCATGATGCCGCGTTCGGTGGCGTTTGTCGCAAGCCACGCGAGGGCGGAACCAAGGATGTCGGTGTCAGCAACATTCGCGAGGACCGGGTTCATGGAACCAAGGTCCAAGATCGGGGACGGGTGCCAGTGGTTTTCGAGCCGGACATGGGTGATGGCACCGAGATTGGCAGCGCTCCGGTGGGAATCGAAAGCGCTACCATCCATGATGACATCAGTGCCCGGGATCGTGAACTGGCCATTGTACGGCGCAAGGTCGGGGTCATGGGTGACCTCCGGGAGGCGGCCGGAGACGACGTTGGGAATCGTCACAGTAAGGTCGCGTGGAGGTAGGGTGTAGTCAATGAGAGTAGCGAAGCGAGCACCCAGCTGGATAGAATCGCAGCCGGTGACGCTGGTGAATCCGAGGGGCCCGGAATCGACGGCGAGCTTGGAGAGCAAAGCTTCAGACCGGGAGTACGGGGCCTGGATCACGGTCTTGCTGATCTGCTTCATTGCGGTTATGCACCTTGGCTTGTGCTTGAAGAACAGGCCACGGGTGGTGCTGGTGCCGGACCCCTCGGGGAGGAGTCCGGGGAAGTGCGCACACATGAGACCGGGTTCGACCTTGTGGAAAGCGACACAGGAGCAATTGATCTTTTTAGAGAGCATTGTGGTGTCGATGGCGGCTTGGTAGATTTTCACCTTGTGGGGAGGCCAGTGGCGGTTGAGGAGGAGATCCTCATAGCCAGGCATCACGTGGGCGATTTGATCCATGCGCGGGTGGACGTAAGAGTACGCCCGGCGCATCGTCGGGATCTGGAAGGACGCCGGCATGTGTCGAGTGAACACCTTTTTACAGGCGCGCATCACGACAGCCGCGGACACTGACGCACGATCCCGTGAAAAGCAGGAGATTTGCGTGCCAATGTAAGGCGGGCCGGTGAGCCAGAGCCCCGGCTTGACTTCGTGAGAGCGCATGGTTAGGCCAGATATTTTGAAGTCCTTACGCTTGTAGCAAAGTTCCTCATACTGGTCTGTATGGCGCTCCGGAGAGTCATGCAGGAGGGAGGTGTTCCAGGTCGCGACGCCGCGTTCCAGCTCGTAGTGGCCGGGTTGGACGAGACAGGGCTCGTCTGGGGCGGAGTTGGCGGAACGACAGGCA